ATGACCAGCCAGCCCGGCGACACTGTAACCATCCGCCATGAACGGCACAACTTGCTTACAAATGGCTGGATCGTATTTTGAAGGTCTTCCGGCTGGCATTGTCTTATCTCCTGCACGCAAGCGGCGTCTTCATATCACGCATTTGATTGATCGTTCAACATTAAGCCGATGCAGTATGCCGCGATGGGATTAACAGGGGTGGCGCCCTGCTCCCATCTTCGGATGGTGCGCTCGCCATTCAGACCCATAGACCAAACCTCAGCCAGATCGCGCTGGCTGAGGCAAAGGGCGTTTCTGGCCGCCTTGAATTGCGCGGGCGTCATGCTGCGGATTTCTCCGCAAGAACTGCCTCGACCTCTGCCCGCACCTTGGGGCTGTTGCAAACGCTGGCGATGTATTCGCCAAGTTCCGACACGTCCCAGCACGCGCGGATCATTTCTGCGTCGGACATGCCCGCCTTTTCGGCAGCGTTGCCGATGGTTGCAGGAAGCGCGACTGCTGCGATGCAGTCCAAGTCAAGCCGTTCGGCCAGGAGCGAGAGAGAAGAAACAAGAGAAGCCATCAGAACCTCCGAGGCTGTCGCCTAACCCGGCGCGGGGTGGGCTTCATTGCCCTATGCGTTACATATAGGACATTCTGTCCGCCCTGTAAAGACATTTTATCAAAAAATGCACGCAAGCGCCGCCCCGGCTTTCAGGCTATGCTCCGGGTTCAAATCCTCAATGCGCCCGGCGCTTGCGTTGGTGTGTTTCTACATTCCGGCGTGCGGTGGGGCGGGTTGCTCATCGTGCCCGCCCTCACTCATAGCAACACCGCACCTCTTGCCGACTGGGTTCTCAATGGCAGCCGCGAAAAGAGCAAAGAACATTTCGTCCTTCATCTTCTGGCGTATCTGCGGAACATGATAGCGCCAATGAGGCTTGGCAACATCAAGCGCCGCTTCGGCCATGCTCAATAGACGGCTGCTTGTCAGGTCTGACACTTCGTCAAACTTAACGTGCAGCCGCATTATTTCGTGCATTTCGGCCATGCCGTTCCTTTATCTGGTGGAGCCGCCCGGAATTGAACCGGGGTATCCGCGTGCCCTTGTGGGGGCGGTGCGGTCTATCCTAGCGGCCCCGTAACTTGTCCTGTCTATTGTCGCATATGGTGGGGGATGGGGCAAGTTATCCCATCAACAAGTCGCCCAGTCCATCGCTCGCGTAATCCTCTTTGGCCTTGGCGATGTTCTTGACGGCCTGCCGGTAATAGCTGGTTTTCAGCTCTACACCAATGCCACGACGACCGAGATAGACGGGGCTGTAAACCTCAGACCCAACACCCATGAAGGGCGTCAGGACGGTTTCGCCGGGGTTGGTGTAGAGTTCAACGCAGCGATGCACCACGTCTAAAAGCAATGGGTGAGGATGTTTCAAATCATCCTCTTCCTTTGCCTCGCCCATTTCCAACACGGCTTTCGCGCGGAGACCATCACCGCAAAGTTGATCATTTGATGCACGAATATCCATCCATGCGCTTGAGGCATACCTCCGCCAGACATTATGCGAGAACTTGTTTTTCTTTTGATCGCCATCAAACCCACGGAATTGCATGACCTCCTCAGGCATCTTTTCCTCGCCGAAGTAGCGCAAGAAGCCGTTGGGGTGCGTCACAGGCGCTTTGTTCTTACCAGGCGCGCGGAAAAGAAGGATGTAATCAGCCGCCGCTGGCGCAGATCGAGTGCTATCTTCGACCGTTGTGAAGTGAGCCAAGTGCCGCACATAGGTACGAAGACGGACCCACATAGGCTCATTCCACTTCAAGATGCGGCCCATGAATTTGAACCCCGCCTCTTGATGAAGACGGATAATGTTTCCGGGTAGATCGTGGTAGATGCCATCTGCCCCGTCGCAAATGTCCATACAATGAACCGCATTTATTCGGCCAGGTTTGGTAACGCGGGCAAGCTGATTTACCAAAAATCCATATTGCTTGTAAAATTCATTACGGTCGTAACAGTTCGACATGTCGCGAATGTCGCTGCTATAGGTGAACAAGGCCGCAAAGGGCGGGCTATAAATTGCCATATCAACGCAATTTTTCGGCATGTTTGAAACAACTTCCATGCAATCTCCGTTGTAGATCGCATAGTCGTCTGTGATGATCTGATCCATTACAGCCATGTCGGAACCTCCATATTCCGGCCTTCTCCAAAAATCTTGCGGTGCGACTGTGCGTCAATCATGTGCCGCATCATTTCACCGAACATCTTGTCAGCAGCATCTGCTTTTCGCTTTCTCGACTTCGCCACATTGGAAAGCGACGTTGTGCCGATCTGGTGAACGGTCACCGGCCTTTTCTGACCGAACCGCCAGAACCGCCGCACCGCCTGATAATACCGCTCATAGCTGTAGTCATCGAAATAGGTGCATGCCGCGCAATGCTGCCAGTTGACGCCAAGGGCCGCGATCTTCGGCTTAGTTACCAGATACTTGATTTCTCCAGATCGAAATGCGCGGAATTTTTCTTCTTTCGCCTCGTCTTTGTCAGAGCCTTGAAGGTTGACAGCGCCTGGAATGATCTTTGCTAGATAGTCGGCCTCCGCGTTAAAGTGGCACCATGCGACGCCGCAATCGTGCTGCTGCAAAAGTTCAGAGGCAAGGTCACAACGCTCGGTTATGGTAGCTTTGCGCTCCTCGCGCTCCTGAAACATGCCTTTTACTGGCATAGCGAATAGTTGCCCATCTAGCGGCTTGCTTTCAATTACGTGATGACGCTCAACAAGTTCTGGCAAGTTCCATCCGGCGTCGTCAAAGCCCAGATCAGACGGCTTGCGGACTGCCCTAGCCCATGATGCCACCCAGCGCCAGAAATGCGGCTCTGCATGGCCCTTGAACCGCCATTGCTGTCCGATGTGATCAGGGTGAAGACTGTTATCATTGGACACAAAAAAATGCTCCAACATGTCCATGTAGGCCATATCGCCCAGCGCCTCAGCGGACGTTCCGAGTTCCGTGTAGTCGTTCGGGCTTGGCGTGGCCGTATACATGGCGCGGTATTTCACCTTGCGCATGGCGCGGGTTATCGCGCCTCGAATGGCCCCGTCGAAATTCTTCAGGATGCTGCTTTCGTCGCAAACGATCCCGCCGAACACCTCTAGGTCAAAATGGTGCAATCGCTCATAATTCGTCGTTATGATGCCATGTCCAGACGGCCATTTGCCATCTGGCGACCTGAAGGCGCTTATCCCGAACTTTTCCGCCTCCTCGACCGTTTGCGACGATACCGAGAGCGGCGCCAATATCAGGACCGGCTTGTTTGTGTGGCGGTGGACATTCTCGGCCCACACAAGCTGCATGAGCGTTTTGCCCAATCCACAATCCGCAAAGGTGGCGGCGCGGCCTTTTTCCAGCGACCACATGATAAGGTCGTTCTGGAAGTCATAGGCGTTTGGGTTTTGATAGACCGGCGAAAAGCCGAACTTGCCGGAAAGGTGCGTCTTGCTTTCGACAAAATCGCGGTATTCTTGCAGGGACATGCGACCTCCTATCGCCTCCAATGTGTAAGCTGCGGCAGGCTGGTGGAGTGCCAGCCGTTCGGTAGCTAACCTAGCCGCGCATTCGTTCTATCATCGTCCGGTGCGGGCGGCAAGGTCTCGTTGGCGTCATAATCGCTCGCCGTCTCACCGCCGCAGCAATGGTCAACGCCCGATCCGCCGCACCGCGCGCAAGGTCCGAACCGGCGCGGCTGTGTGACCGTCCAGGCACGGCCTGTGCCTTGGCAGAGGTCACATCTCACGCCCTGCCCTCCCACCAGCGGAACAGGCGCCGCAGGGCGTAGGCCCGCGTCAGGCTGGCGAAGAAGAACAGGATGCTCACGACCAGCGCCGGTGCATCCCATAGCCCGATGGCCCGTAGCGCCGCCACAAGAGCCGCTGAGACCCCAAGTCCCACAATGGCGTTGGCCCATGCCTCGACTGCATCAATCGGCATCACGCGCCCTCTCCGCGATGCGATACCATCCCGCGCGCATCAACACCTGGCCGTCATCGTCCATGCGGTGCAGTTCGGCCTGCACGCGGTCGCGGGGCTGTTTCAGGTAGGTTGCGATCTCATCGGCGGTCCAGGCGTTGCCGTTTCTCAGGAGAACCTTGATCGACTGTCTCATTTCCGAAGCCCCCACAGGCTGGCCCCATCCCAATGCACAGGCTGGTAGCGGATCAGGTGATTGTTCTGTGCCAGCCACGACAGGACGCCCCCGATGCGGCGCGGCGTCGTGCCCAAGCGATCCGCGATTTCCGCCGCGCTAACGGCCTCGCCGGGACGGAACGCCCCCAAGATGCGCTTGCGGTTCCGTTCGCGTTCGCGCTCACGGGTGTGCTTTGCTGATCCTACCGCGCGCCCCTTCGGCTCGCCGTAGGAGGACGGATTGACTACGCGGCGCATCCGGCGGTTTTCCTTGTCCGCGACGGATTGCAGGCCCGCCAGATATGCTTCTTGATCGAGGCGCTGGCAGGCGGTTTCGAGGATGGATTGGTGCATGGTGTTTCCTTTCACAGAGGCGGCAGGTCATCGCCGCGCTCCCAGAACGCGGCATCCAGGCGGGGCTTGATATTGATAATTTCGGCGC